CACTTACAGTGATATTTCCGCCGTTAGTGTATTCCCAACTTACGGACAAATAACGACCCCTGTGAGACGCATACGCAGAAGTCGGCCAAGCGTTGTCAATCGCATGCGATTGAGTATCCAACGTGTAACCGAATGGTTCAGTACCAGTACTGACGTTGAGGCATTGTGGAACCGGACCACCCAAGTGGTCTCGTCGATCCTGGCCGAGACGAGTAATGGTATTACGGCGGTGGACGTTTTGAACGCCACGCCGGTACACTCTGCAGGTGCCGACACGATCATCATTCGGGGTCAGCCTGAGGGACAGGTTCAGGTCCAGCGAAGGATATACGCTGGACCTCACCTCAGGCCGGGTGATAGAATGATGAGTCTTCAAGGTATCGTTGATCATTTGATACCATACGCCCTCTATCGAGAGCGTGACTATGATTTGTTGCTAACTCTGCGCAATCGTGGCATTAGATATTGCCGCGAACAGAAATTGTCAGAGAGCGACATTGCTAAATTTTTGCCAGGTAGTGTCATGGAGGCATTCGTAATGAGAGTGCCCGAGCTGACAGCCATTGAATACTTGGCGAGTAATGAAGCATCAGAGCTGATTGAATTAAGTCAACAGCTTGGTAATCAGGTTGCGCGTACCCGTAAGACAGTTTGGGGGTGGATTCGCCGCGAAAATGGCCTGGGCGAAGTATTTGAAGGCTATTGGAAGCGGTTCTTCGGTGGAACCGCTTATCCACGCCGTCGATAGGCCAGGGCGCATGTGGTGGAGGGATTATGTCTCGAGGGCGTTACGTTGCCCGACCTCGATGAAAGCTGCAGGATCGTTTTCAATCCCGATAGCATTGCATGTCTGCCCACACGACGACGGTTATGGAAGGTGAACGTCCCGAAGCTCGATAACGTCAAGGACACTATTGTCCATGAGAGCTGTGTGCACAACGAGCTGGTGGGGCTCGTTGGACGTCACCTCATGAAGCTAACCCCAATGACTAGCGAAGGTCGTGAGTTATTGGGCCAAAACCGGCTCTTGCTTCAGAAGCATATGCGAGGGCGGACCAACTGCGAGAAGTGGACTCCGCAGCAGGTGTTAGATTGTTATGATGGCGCAAGGAGGAGGACGTACAGCAAGGCGTGGGAGAGTCTGTTATTGGTTCCATTGAACAGACGAGATGCCAGACTGAAGAGCTTCGTGAAATCTGAAAAGCGATACCTTGACAAAGTGCTAAAACCACGTGTCATACAGTTTCGTGGCCCTCGATATAACATCGAGGCCTTAAGGTACATGAAGCCCATAGAAAATATGCTGTACGCAGTCAAACACCGCAGAACAGGGTTGCGTGTGTTCGCCAAGGGTATGAATGCCAAGGCAAAAGCCAAGTTGATTATCAGGAAATTCCATCAGTGTGGTGGTATCGTTATTGGTGCCGATTTTACCACATTTGATGCGCATGTTGGGATGTCGATTTTGGAAGAACATGCGTTCTACCAATCGATATTCCCAGGTGATAACAAACTTGAAAAGCTTTTGCAGTGGCAAGTCAACAATGAAGGGGTGACGTCCGGCGGCATTCGTTATGAAATGGATGGCCGACGTGCCTCTGGCGATGCAAATACATCATTAGGCAATTGTTTACTTGTATTGCTAATGTTGTATTCCCTG